ATAAATAATCTTCTTAGGATTGATTTAAAAGTGCTATTTAGCATTGACCCAAAATGAACTGTTTTCTTACCGCCAGTTGATAACTCTGTAGAGAGCTTTCTTGTTTCTCGTGTAACTTTCTTAATGTTTTTACTAGATTCATCACTTTTCTTACCCATGCCAGACATTTTTTGTCCGGTTGATTCTGATTCAGTCCCCACATTTCTTATTTGCTCAGCTAGGACCCTATTTTTCGCTTCTAGGGCATCTAACTTTTCATAAAGCGAATCTGATTCTGCCATTAACTTTTGATATCCTGCATCTTGGCCCATCATTTTATCAACTGATTCTGCCTGTGTTGCATCACCTGATAGTTTAGGCATGTCTTTAAATTTGTTAAAAACTTCGTACTGCTTTGATTCTAAGGCGCTAAGTTCAGCTTCAACCTTCTTGATCTCTTCTTGTGTTTTTGAATATTGACTATTAAGTTTCTCTACGCTGGAAGAAACTTTGTTATTTGATGCAGTGGCAGTATTTGAAAAATTATTTACGCTTCCAGTCATTTGGCCTACTGTATTTTTTGTAAAATTGGACATTTGCTTGTTTATGCTGTTAAACATGTTCTTGAAGCTCTTATCAAAAGATGCGCCTACTCTTGCGATTTCATTTGCTAAAGATTTATCATCTATCACCATTTCAAATTGTATCGCGCCGACATTTGTCACATTATCACCTTCTTTTTTGACATAGAAAAAGCACCTACCTCTCGGAAAGTGCTTGGTTTATAACTGTTTTATTAATCTTTAATTACAATGTATTTAGCAGCCAAGGAAGGGATAGACATTTTATTACCTAGGACTGTTTCGTATTTCTGTAAACCTTTTAATTCTCCGTAAATGGTCACTATATCGTCTTCTAGTATCCTTACGTCACCATCTTTTACTTTGTATGTTACAAAAATGACATCTTCCCACAAACCGTATTCGTTTTCATTAACAGAGATTCTGTAAGCAGGGTCTCCAATGGTAGCTTCTACAACCTGTGTTACTTCTCCTGTAAATTTTGCAATCTTACCTTCGTATTTGTCTGGTTCTCTTGCAATATCTTTGTATCCAAACTCCTCTGCAGAGCCTATATAAGTTTTTCTTGTCTTTTCTTCTTCTTCTTTTTTCTCTTCCTCTGTCTGCTCTGGCTCTTTTTCTTTTATCTTTTTTTCTTTTACCTTCTTTTCTTCCTTGGCGCTTTCTGACACATCTTCTTGCTTAGCGACAGGGGTTTTCTCTTTTTCCTCATCCTCTTGTACGAATGAACCAATTAACCCCATGCCTAGAAGTATAGCCCAGAACCACCACTTTTTATAAAATTGTTTTTTCATTCAATAGCCCCCTTTATCCTTATAATGTCTTTAATATACCAAATAAGAGCAAGTTAGTCAATTCTAGGAAAAGGCTTTTCTTAGTGCCTCCTGAACTCCCTTAGTCATTTCTTTGAGCTGTGCATCAGACAGCTTCATCATTTTTTTATTATTCCTGTTTATCCATTCATTTCTTATTTTATGTTGATCCTTTGTAAAATTCTTAAGCGTATCCTTATCTGATTCTGAACGGGTACTTACCACTTTCCCCAAAGGGGTGTCTGGCATAATACCGCTTAACAGAGTGCTAAATTCACTCCAGGGCATATCATATTCATTTCTTAGCCTTATTCCATATTGAGCAGTAAAGGAGGCTTCTATAAGCCCCCAGTCTTCGTACATATCATACCAATCTTCTTTAAATACCTGCCTCTTTGCGAAATCGTGCCTCTGTGACCTCGAATGTATCACCTGTTATTCCTGCTAAAAGCCCAATCATAATGTTTTGGTAAGCACTCATAGATAGATCCATCTCATTAATATCTTTAACTGCCTGTCCCCCTAGTAGAAGCTCGGCCATTTTATCAATGTTGGTAACATCATTTAAATCTTTCTCGCTCATAATTGAATCTAATTTGATTACTGTATTCTTTCTATCGTCAATTTCATATATCTTACCCTCTGCTAACTTCAATTTAGGCCTCTCATTTGTTAATTTACTAGAAATATCAATTATATTACTCATCTTTAGCCACTTCCTTTTCTTTTATAATCTCTACTAAAACACCATGAGAGGTGTCGTTAAGTTGCTTGCACCTCTCCTTGGTTGTTTCAAACGCTTCCCCTTGGGTTCTAGTAACATTTTCTTTTAAGTCTATAAACTTCTTTAATACTTTAACCTTCATGGGCTACCTCCTATATTGCCTATATTGCTGGTACATATTCTGGCTTACCATCTCCAACTAATTCAAATTCTAGAGGAGCTACATCTGTGGAATCTCCACCACCCACATTCGTCACGTTAATTACACAGTCAAATTCTAGTTTATCGCCATTAGGGAATGCTATTTCTCCCTTGGTGCTACATTCAAGCCCATCTTTCCATGCAGTTTCAGCAACATAATCATTGCCTGCATCTCCTACATTTCTTTTTCCGTTCAGCGAGATAGAGAATGCTTTGCCCGTCATTAGAGACCTTGCCCACCCTGCGGTGTTCATAGGCGTCCAATTTTGTACCACTCCATCAATAGAGATGCCAAATGTCTCCATATCGGCAATTACCTTCATTTCTTCTTCTGTACTTGCTTTACCTGCAGTACCAATCCTAAATTCAATATCGTATACTGGGAATACTCCGTTAAATCCTGCCATATTCTATACCTCATCTTTCTAATATAATTTCTAAGTCAATTACATACTCAAATATCCCAGAATCATCTACACCTAAGTAAATTGGCTCTGGATCTCTCATGTTAAATTTAATAATTCTTTTACCTTCAATTATTCCTGTCTTACAAAATAATGCTTTATATACCTCTTGGGCCTTTAATTCTGTTTCTTTAATATTTTTATTCCAATGAATTAATATCCTTATGCCTTTACCAGTGTAAGAACTATTACCTAGGCCCCCAACGGCCACAGGATTGGTATAAGCACTTCCATTGTAAATTACTATGGCTTTCTCTTTACTGTCCCTTAAACCACCGCTAAACCAGTTAGGGCAATCTACTTTTAATTTTAACCAATCTCTAAAGTCACTTATAGTTATCACTTAATTACCCCTCCTGAGTTTTGTTTTAAATGAATTGCAAAGGCTCTTTCTAACCACTTCTTTTTATCTCCGTGAATGAATGTATCAAGCCACCTACCCTGTGCATTAGGATTCCTGTCTTTCCTGAAGTTGAATTCAGGATGATAGTACATCTTTCTAGCATAAGGGGTGTTATAGCTTATATAGGCCTTGTTATTATCTACACCAACCTTGATTGATTCTTCCAAATTGCCAGTGTCTTTTGGCACTACTTGCATATTGTTAATCTCGGACTTCATAGATTCCATTGTTAGTGGCAGTGCCTTTAATGCAGCGCTTTCAATCTTTTTAACGGTTCCATAATTAAGTATCACTTTTGCCTTTACCTTCACTTACATCAACTCCAGTTCTGTGGAATATATTGAGCCATCTGGGTTCCTTGGCTTCCTAGTCTTGTAAATGGTCCTCTTGGTTCCCTCTAACTCTACATAACCCTTAATAGGCTTTCCAGGGTTTATGTCCCCCTGGAATATAGCCTTACCTGATAGCTCTACTAATTGCCTTTGTTCATTCATGGTTGTTCTAGATTTCTCACTTAAATTACACTGGCCATCATAGATTAATACCTCTGATACTCCATCTTCTGTGACTTCTTCAACATATACCTTAATAGGGGTTACTAATATCCATTTTGGGAATGGTAGTCTCATATTTATAACCTCCTTGAAGTTAGGCCTGTTTGGGATAAGTAGTCTAACGTCTTTTTATCAGCCGTTATCCCTCCTGGACCTTTGTTTTCTTCACTAAAAGATAGAGAGATATCGCCAGCACTATAACCATTTATAGGCATGTTCAGGTATTCAGAGTACTTATCTATGAATTCTGCCTGGTAGCATACAGCCTTTTTAACATTAGCCTGTTGGAACTCAGTCAAGTTATCAAAGCCTTTGCTCCTAATCCTTCCATGGGTAAGTCTATCTACCTGGTCTGATGCCTCTTCTAATAGCTTTGTGGCCTTATCTTCTTCAAGCTCACCCTTAAATACATCTTTGTAATAATCATAATCTGCGTAAGCCATAATCCTTACTTCCTCTCTAAAAAAGGAAGGGGCTTATTTATCCACTTCCTTAGATCCTTCTAGTTCTTCAATTTTTTTAGTAGCTTTTGTGAGCTGTCCTTTTAATGTAGCTCTTTCCTTTTTAACTTCCTCAAGCTCTTTCTTAATCTCTGTTACATCTTCTTTTACTTCGTCCTCGAATACAATTTCACCATCTACAAGAGTACCTATACGGTACCCTAGTCCAATGTATTTCTTTTTTTCATCTTCAGTTATTTTATATTGTCGATTGTCTTTTCTTGCATACATAATATATACCTCCTAGGCTTCAATGTTCACTGCTACTGCATCATTTTTTGCTTTAATAACAAACGCATCTGAATAAGACCTGTTTTGATATAAGTAACCAAATGCAGAATCTGGGGTTTGCCCTTTATTCCAAAGATAAATATCTGCAACTTTAACAGGTGCTAAGATTCCAGATGTATGATAAAGCATCATATTAATTTGTTTAGCCCCCTCTGCAGGTACATAGCCTTCTGCGAAGTCGTACACAGTCTTCATTCTATCAGAAGGTACTGATGTTATTTCAACCTCGTCCAGGGATCTAACATTTCTATTAATTCCATCTGCCCCACCAGTTACATCTAATGTTCTTTGAATTCCCTCTGCGTTCTTTAGCATTGTGTAGATAGTAGGTGTTACTTTTAGCTTTCTACCTGATTGTG